GAAAAGACTTGGAAAGCGTGTCAAAGATGGACAAGAATAAGCCCAATTTTATAATATGAAGTTAGGAAAAGCGAAAGCAAATTACGTTGATGCCAACACGATGACTCGTCAAGTTGGAATTTATGCTCCCACAAGGGTAAGTGATGGTCAAGGTGGGTTCACTACCACATTTGCCCTACAAAGCACAGTTTGGGGTGATTTAAGACCAGATAATCAAGTTCGTGAGATAGACCAATCGGAATTACAATTCGACCAAAGGAACAGGCTTTACATTCGTTTTGGGGTTAACATTAACAATTCTTATGAGGTAGACGTTGAAGGTTCAAGATACACAATACATTCTATTAAAAACGTTGAGAACCAAAATAGGTTCTTGGAGTTAATAATTTACAAGTAATGCCTCGTTTTACATTTGATATTACTAACTTATCGGAAGTATTTCAAAAATTAAATACTTTAGATAAAAAAATACAACAAGACGTTAAAGATGAAATTAACGCATCTGCTTTAAACATACAAAGCGGTGCAAAGCGATTAGCACCTGTAAATTTTGGTCAGTTACGAAATAGCATATATTTAAAAGAAAAAAGTAATGACAAAGGTTATATTTTCACAATTGGTTCAAGTGCATCATATGCTCCTTATGTAGAATTTGGCACTGGTGGTCAAGTTTCTATTCCTAAAGGATTTGAGGAATTAGCTGCATCTTTTAAAGGAAGAAAAAGTGGTAAATTTAAAGATATGGTCGATGCTTTAACATTATGGGTAAAAAGAAAAGGCATTGGAGGTGGAAAAGATAAATCAATAGCTTATGCAATTGCTATTAGTATATTAAGAAAAGGATTAAGACCACAACCTTTTTTAATACCTTCGTATGAAGCGGAAAAGCCAAAAATGATAAATAACATAAAAAAAGCTATTGAAAATGCTAAATCCTAATATAGAAATAAAGAAGTGGTTTTTTACTAACTTGACAAGTGCAAGTGGATTAGTGGTTTACGATGGTTTTGCTCCAGAGGGTGCTGGTGATGAGTATATTGTTATGACAGGTAGAACATCAAGCCAAGAGCAAGGTAAAACAGGTTATACAAATAGTATTTCAATTACAGTTGATATTATTACAAAAAATGCTAACTTTGGATATAAACGTGCTGAAACTATAAGCGATTTAGTGTTAGATGATATAAACTCTGATACAGTTATAACCCTATCAAATGGGTTTACTGCTTCAAGTTTAAGTGTAGAAAGTATTAGAAATTTAGATGGCTTAAACCCTTTAGATAACGTTTTTAGAGTATTAATAACATATAATATAACAATAACTCAAAATTAAAATTAAATAAAATGGCAGAAACAAAAGTAAGCGGTAGAGATTATATCCTCTTAGCTGACCTAAACAATGACGGAACATACAAAGCAGTAGCTTGTTTGACTTCTAACTCTTTGACATCAACTTTAGGAACAATTGATGCAACTTCTAAATGTGGAGACCAATACACTCCAAATCAATCTTTTAACCAATCTTTCGAGTGTGAAGGTTTTGCGATTGATGAAACAGGTACTCCTTCTAAAGATAGCTACCAACAATTGTATACTGCTCACGCTGCACAAACTTTATTTGCAATTAAAATGGGTAAAGCAACTCCAGTTGCAGGTGATATTTTTTATGGAGGTACTGCTACAAGTTTAGTATTTATTAGCAACTTTAATGTTAACGCTGCTGATAAGGATGATGTTAAATTTACTGCAACTTTCGTAGTAAGTGTACCACCTATTGCACAAACTGAAGTACCAGTATAAATAAAATAAAAAACTATGTTCCAATTAAAGACTAACAACAACACAATCCACCTAAAGTGGGGTACTTGGGCAATGCGTGAGTTTACTAAAGTAAACAATATCGGTATTGACGAGTACTTTAAAGTTCTTTCAACGGCTCAAACAAGTATAGACGTAATAGTTCAACTTGTATACATTGGTTATAAATCTGCTTGTGTAAGTAAGAAAGATGAAGTAATATATACCATTGATGATGCTTGTGAATGGATTGATGAAGTGGGTTCTATTTTTAGCGAAGATGGTCAAATAATTGACTATTTAAAATACATCGTTGAAAATACAGTTCACACCATTACAGGTGAGAAGAAGGAAGAAGAAAAAAAAAAGCCTAACAAAGCTAAACTGGGATAATGTCTTAGTTAAAGCTGCGGAGTGCGGAATACGACCAAATGAATTTTGGGATATGACTTGGAAGGACTTTTCCATTATCGTTTTAGGTAAGGAAAGAAACGAGTTAAACGAATGGGCAAGGACAAGAAACCTTGCCTATATTGTATATTTAAGTTCTACTACCGAGAAAACACCAAAATCAATGAAGGCTTTTTGGAGCATACCAGAGTTAGATCAAGCTGATATTGATGAAGATAGAGTGATGATAACACAAGAACAATTGGCAAGGACACTTAAATTGTACGGAGTAAACTAATAAAGATGGCAGAAATTATAGATTTAAATATTAATATTGGTGCTAATACTACGGACTTTGAAGGTGCGTTGCAAAAAGCAGAAAATCTATTAAAACAATTTGAAGGTGCTTTAAAAAAAGCTACTAATGTTGGTGAGATTAATTATTTAAACACTCAAATTAAAGGATTACAAGGAACAATATCTGGTATTAAAACGCAAATGAGTAGTGTTGCAAAACCTACTGCTGATGCTACAAATGCTTTATCAAATTTATCAAGGGTTGCGCAAGATGCTCCATACGGATTTATTGGTATTGCGAACAACTTAAATCCATTATTAGAATCGTTTCAAAGATTACAAAAAGAAAGTGTTAACTCTGGAGGTGCTTTAAAAGCAATGATTTCTGGATTAACTGGTCCTGCTGGTATTGGTCTTGCTTTGGGTGTTGTATCTTCTTTAGCGGTTACATATAGTAAAGAGATTTCTGATTTCTTTAAAGGTCCAACTGATGAATTAAAAAAGTTTAGAGAAGAATTAAATAAACTTAATGCTGATGTTTATAAGGTTGCTGGTGAGGCACAAGCTAATAGGTCAAAAGGTATTAATTTAGTTGATGTTATTGTTGGTAAAGACCAAAAAGCGGCTGCAACTGCATTAAAATCATTACAAGACCTATATACAAAAAATGCTGATATACAAAATGCAAAACTAGGTCAAGATAGAGCATACTACACAAGTTTAGTAAACTTAGCATCATTACAAGAATTAGCAATTGGTAAAGAAGCAAATAACGAAGACCAATTAAAGCAATTACAAGTTAAGCGTAAACAATTACAGGCTCAACGTAATGCTGAACTAAAAGAAGCAGAAAAGTTAGAGGGTATATTTGGTTTTCCTAAAGCAGCAAGAGTTAGTGCTGAAAAAATGCGTGTTGGAATTAGGTATGATGCTGAATTAGCAAATCTTGATAAACTTATTGCACAAGCACAAGCAAAAAATAAAGATTTTGTAAAAGCAGTTAGTGAATTTGAAACACCAGATAAAAAAGAACCTAAAGATTCAGAAGCAGTAACATACGCAAAATATGAACTTAAAAAACTTGATGAATATGTAAAAAAGCTAAAAGAAAGAGTTAAAGAAGCTCAATTTGTGCTTAAATATGAAACATTCCAATTATATCAATCTCCATCTGAAATAAGGGAAGATCAATCTAAAAGGGGTAGTTACTTTGCTAAACAAGCTAAAGAATTAACAGATAAATCTAACGAAACTGGATTAGGTGCTTTTTTAATGAAGGATGCTAAGTCTAGAATTATATCATATGATGCAGAGGAGAAAAAAATAAAAGAATTATCACAGGCTTACGAGAATTTTGCTAATATGTTAGCTAGTAATTTAACATCTGGAATCATGGATGTATTTGCTGCTTTTGAAGAAGGAAGAAATCCTTTAGAAGCTATTGCAAATATGTTCTTAAATATAGCTAAATCAATAGCAGCAGCTATACTTCAAGCAGTAATATTTGAAGCAATACTTACTGCATTCCCAGAACTTAAAGCAGTTTTTGCTGCTAGTGGTGCATTGCAAGGTGCATTTGGTGGTAAAAGGTTAGCTGAAGGTGGTATAACAAATGGTGCTTCTATTGCTATGATTGGAGAAGCTGGACCAGAGGCAGTTTTACCATTAAGTAAATTAAATACTTTTATGCAGACTTCTTTTAATGCAGGAGCAATGAGTGGAAGCGGTTATAATACAGGTGGAACTAATGTGGCAGTTTTAAGAGGTCAAGACCTTTTAGTAGCTATAAATAGAACACAAAAATCTTCATTCCTTAAAGGTCAAAATATAAGTTTAATCTAATGCCATACGGACAAAGATACACAATAACACAAGTGTTAAAAGATGGGAGTAGCTTAATAGCTAGAATTTACGAAAAGGATTATACTCTTTCAGTAAAAAGTTATGATGCTATTAATATTAGTTTAGAGTCTAATGCTAGTAATGATGAACCTTTAGCTGGTATTATTTCATCACAATTAAATATATCTTTTTTAACAACAGAAGAAGATGGAGAAGATTTTCCTACTATATTGAGTTTTGACATTCGTAAATATTTTGTTAAATTATATAATGGGGAAACACTTTTGTGGTGTGGATTTTTATTTAATGATTATGTTCAAATTCCTTTTACAACAGGTAATCTTCAAGTTGATTTAGTAGCTATTGATGGATTATCATTTTTAGAATATACGGATTTCATTTATGAAGAAGGTTTAAGTATAAATGAAACTAATAGGCTTATTGATGTAATTGCAGAGACATTAAACATTATTAATTATCCAGACCCTATTGAATTACTTACTTCTTGTTCTTATTATGCAGAAGGTATGTTTGATAGAGGAGATGCTTCTGGAGATGAACCATTTTCACAAACTTACCAATATAGAAGGGATTTTGTAGGATTAAATTATTACGAGGTTTTAGATAATATTGTTAAATCTTTTGGATGCAGATTATTTCAAAGCGATGGTAAATGGCAAATATTAGCTATTAATCAAATGGCTTTATCTACAAGATATTTTACTAATTATGTTATTTATCCAACTGTAAGTAATGCAGGTAGTGGAACAATAGATAAAAATATAACTATTGAGCCATACCAAGAAGGTAATGTACATTTTGTAAATAATGCTCAAAATAAAATAGTTAGAAAAGGTTATCCTAAAATAATTGTAAAAGGCGATTTTAGATATGCAGATAACTACGTTCACAATGGTAATTTTAAAGGATATTATAATAGAGATACTCCTCCATCATTTTTCCCTTTCCCTTATGGATGGGATTTTTTTACAACTGGAACACCTAGTCAAATTTATGTAAATTTAACAATAGATGATGAACTATCTTCTAATACATTAAGCATTCAAAAACCTATTGGAGCAGGTACTTCTACTTATGTAGAAATGCAACAAGTTGTTCCTCCTTCAAATCCGTATATGTATTTGCCATATATGAATGGACCAAGTTTTGACATAAAATTTGCATATAGAATTGGTGTTTCTGGTAATAAAGCAAAACTTATTATAACAATTACAAATCCATCTACATCTATTACTTATTACTACAATGATTCAAATAATTGGCAAACTGCATACACTTTTGTAGATATAAATAAAGTAGATGAAGGAAATTATACTGATTATTCATTAAAGGTTTTAATAAATACACAAAATACTCCAAGTGGTGCATCAGTTAAAGGACACGTTAAATTAAGGTTTTTAGTAGATGGAGGAAGTCCATTCCCACAATATGAATCAATAAGTATTAGAAGTGTTTCTATAACCCAAAACTTTACAACAATTCGTTCAGTAGATGTAACTAGACAAGTAGGAACAGAAAATACTACAATTAAAGAAATAGATCAACCTTATGGAAGTTTCTTAAATAGCTTTGCAGTTAATAATAACGTAGGAAATTTAGTAGATG